TCTATTTGGTTTTGGTTTGGGTGGTTTGGTTTGAATTTTTGGTTTGATTTCTATAAGTGTTTCACCTTGTGAGGTTTTTACCCAAAAGTCGGGAAAGTACCGATGGACTTTACCATCTATGGGAGAGCGATAAGGGATAATAATCTCTTCACTTGACCACTTTAACACAGAGTCATTACCATCAAGATACCTCATGAACTTCAATTCTAATCCCGAGCGATAAAATATTTTACGATAATCTCCATTATATTTGGATATGTTTTTTGGTTTATAAAATCCTTTCTTAATCCTCATATAAATATGTAGTAGGGGTACAAAACCGCCAAATAGAATTATTAATTTAAAGGAACAAAAAATGGCAGATACATGGCCAGTTGCACAAACAATACAACAAAATCAAGCTTCCGTGTCAAATGATGTTGAAGGTACATATCCATTGGGTGCGGGGGGTAGTAGTGGTAATTATCCTCATTACATAAGATTTACTGCACAAAGAACTGGCTCAAAAGATAAAACAAAAAATGCTGGAGAAGTCGTTTTATATATGCCCCCCGATGCTTTGAAAACTACATACAGTCAATCTATTGGTGATGTAGAAATGGGCTCAGCAATACAGATAGCTGAAGGTAGTAAAAATATTAAAGAGTTTGGGGGTAGTGAGAGCGCTTCGGGTTTTGATAATTTTTTATCGATGATAACTGGCGGTTCTGGAGTAATTGCGGACTCGGTGAAATCGGGGGCTTTGCAGTTGGCGGTGGGTGCACTTGGTGCTCCAGTTACCGCGGCAATAGGAAAAGCAACTGGACAGATTCTAAATCCACATAAAGCAGTAGTGTATCAAGGGCCTGGTAACTTTCGTACTTTCTCTTACACTTTTGTAATGGTGCCAAAATCTGCAGCAGAAGCCGAACAAATTTTTAAAATAGTTAAGTTTTTTAAATTGAGAATGCACCCAGAAGTTGGTGCAGGAGGAATTGACGCTGTAAAATCTCTTACTTTAGGATATCCAGACGAATTTTCAATACAATATAATGTTAATGGAAAGCCAATTGATGGTGAGAGTGCTACTTCACCACTATTTAGAATTCATAATTGTTTTTTGGAATCTTTTGCTGCAGATTATACAACATCTAGTCTTGTTTCTTTTATAGGGGATGACCAACAACCATTAACCACCACAATATCATTGGCATTTAAAGAAACACAACTTATCACTAAAGCGGATATACGGAAAGGATATTAATATGTCAGAATTTTTTGCAAATTATCCAAGAATAGCCTATGATATAACTGGTAGTAATTCTACAGTTCCAGACTATACCGTTGCTGTCAATTTAATGATTAGAAGTAAGTTAAGAGATGCAGTTGAAAGTGATGTAACTGTATATTATCCTTATATTATTCCAGAAGGTATGCGTCCAGATGTTCTTTCTTATCAGTATTACGGAGATACAATTTACACTTGGACGATATTTCTTGCTAACAACATAGTAGATCCTTATTGGGAATGGCCTCTCAATTACAAAGATTTTAGAGAATATATAATAGACAAATATGGTTCAGTAGAAACAGCTCAATCTCAAATTCATCATTATGAATATATTGCAAGAGCTAGAGCTGAAAAAACAGGGACTAGTGATCCAGTTCCAGAGCATAAATTGGAAATTGATTATCAAACTTATACAGAGACAGCTGTTCTTGAAAGAGAAATTATATATTCATATGGATACGAACAAGATCTAAATGAATCAAAAAGAGAAATTCAGTTAATTGATGTTGCATACATAGCAAGTGTTCAAGATGAAGCTAGAGGATTATTTAGATAATGAGTGATCCACTTTTAAATACTACAGAAAAGAAAACCGCATTTAACCCCCAAAAACAACCTACAACGGTTGGGGGGTTTAATATCACTAAGATGATGTTAACATCTGCGAACATTGATATAAAAACAGGTTCTGGTGCTAATAAAATAGACCTTACTACAAGTATTTGGCATGAATTAAATTTTTATGAAGATATATATTCTCCAATCGTTTCTGGTGATATTACGCTTACTGATGCTGTAGGTATGATAGAATCTTTTCCTATTATTGGAGAAGAAATACTTGAAGTTAAATTTTCTACCGCCGGGGCTGTTCTTTCACCTATTCCTGTATCTGGTGGGCCACCGAATCTTACTCCTGCACCACCACCCGCAGAAGCACCGAAAATAATAACTAATCGGTTTAGAGTTTACAAAGTAGACCCACCAGTTCAAGTAACAGATAATTCTAGAACTATTAAATTATACTTTGTAACAGATAGTCAGTTTACAAATTTATTATCAAAGGTTAGGAAATGTTATCCAACAAAACAAAATATTTCAAATACAACTCAAAGTATTACTGATAAACCCTATACTCTTGCAGATACGGCAAGAGATATATTTTATGATTTTTTCATTGGAAAGAAGAAACCACACAGACAGCCTAAAACAAGAAAACCATTTTTGGTTGAACCCACAAGATATAAATCTGAAATAATAATTCCAAATTGGAATCCATTTAAAGCTATATCTTTTTTGGCATCAAAAGCAATTGCTGCGAATCAAAAAACAGGCGGTGCTAATTTTGTTTTTTACCAAACCCTTCAAGGCTTCAGATTTGTTTCCATAGAAACTCTTATGTTGGGTGGTTTTAGACTTTTTCAAGAAATATCTCCTGAAGAACTGGCGGAAAAACAGCCTCATTTAAAAAGAAATGCTATTTTAGGGACTGCTACTGATGATAACTCTTCACATATTCCCATTTTTGATGACAAGGAAATTAGAGATATATCAGCTGAGAAACCATATGTGGCATCTTATAAGTATATGCCAGCCAATATGGGAGAAAAAAAACAATCCTCATACGAATCAGTAACCAGTTATAGATTAGTTGAGTCTTTTGACACAATGAAAAATGTAGCATTAGGTATGTATGCAAATCGTGTTATTACTCATGATCTTATCCAAATGAAAATAAACCGAAAAGATTTTCATTATGTTAAACCACCTTCTAAGGTTACTGTGATTGAAACAGGGCCTGGTGGTGAATTTACAACAACTGCAGAAGTTCCCAAAGTAGATGAAAAAACAACAGTAATTGATGAGTCTGTTTCAGTTGCAGATGGTAGATTGTGTTCAAACAATGCTGATTTTTTAGGTAGACCAGAAGCTCACATATCATTAGTTCCAACAAATCTTGGACAAGCAGGAACTCTTAATACCGGGCCCAAAAAAGAGATTACTGGCCATGGGCTGGATAATAAGACTGAAGCCAAGGCAGAATCGGTTCATGATAGGAATGGATTTGGTATAAAAGAAGATATAATAGAAAATCATGTTGAAGATGTTCTTGCTAAAAGAATATCACAGAGGTTACAACTTGATGGTGTTAGAATAAATTTTTCAGCTCCTGGCGATTCTGCAAGAGAAGTTGGTGATTTAATTTCATTTGATTATCCTACAGAAAATTCAAAAGTTACTGCGCTTAAAGATAGTCATAAGTATTATAGTGGTAAATTTTTGATTACCGCATTAAGACATCAAATTACACAAGATGAATATACAATACACGTTGAAGCAATTAAAGATGGATATAGGTCTACAATATCTTCAGGATTTGAAGTAACAACACCAATTGGACAGTTTGGTAATTTGAACAGTTTGACAGAAGAACAGAGTGAAAATTTAGCTAGTATGGGTGGACAAAATTCAACTCTGGGCGGCGGACTTGGGGGTGGTAATGACAGTTTTAGATAGGAGAGTATGATATATGGCTGAATTTATGGGGAAAGATGGATTTGTCTGGTGGCAAGGGGTTGTTGAAGACCGCTATGATCCATTATATCTTGGAAGGTGTAGAATTAGAATTCTTGGATGGCATACTGAAGATAAAACTGATATGCCAACAGAATCTTTACCTTGGGCCTATCCTATTCAACCAATCACTTCTGCTGCGCAAACTGGTGTAGGTATCAGTCCAACTGGGCCCGTTGAAGGTACATGGGTTGTTGGATTTTATCGTGATGGTGAACAGGCACAAGAACCAGTTTTCTTTGGAACTCTTGGTGGGATACCTTCAATTGATTCAAAAATTCTTCCCAATGAAGGTTTTGCTGATCCAAGAGGTGACATTGCAGGCCCAGTTCATCCACAACTTAAAAAATTAAAAAGAGATGCACCAAGGGATCTTCTTACATTTGACGCTAAAGATCCAGAACGTAATATTCCGTATCCTCCACTAGAAATTAAACATTATTTAAGCCAAACAGAAGCTAATACTGCCATATATCCTACTGGTGACACAAAACCAAATAATAAAAAAAATCTATCAGCTGCAAATGCGAAAGGTACTGTAAATGTGGTTTTGGAAGAGCAGATGAATAGATCCACATATCCTCGCACGGAATATCTCGGTGAACCCACAACTCCAAGAGAAGCTAGAGGTGTGTTTGGAACTCCTGCAGTTGAGTATGCAAAAGGGATTCATGGCCAAAAAAACAAAAACTGGGCTTTAACAGGGGGTTCATCTGGATTTCCAAAAGCAAAAGTTGATGTATTACTTGATCAACCCCCGCCATTGGGCACTGGTGAAATTATACAGTCCCGCGGCACCTGGCAGGAACCACAGCCCGCTACACTTTATGGTGCAGTATATCCATATAATCATGTTCATTTATCAGAGAGTGGTCATCTTACAGAAATTGATGACACACCAGATAATGAAAGATTACACCGTTATCATAGGACAGGAACTTATGAAGAAATTGGTTCGTTAGGACAAAGGATTGTTAAAGTGGTGAATGAAAATTATCACATGGGATTAAATGACGATCACACATCAATAAAGGGTAACAAGTATCTGAACATTACACAAACATTAGACATTGTAAGTTCGGGCGGATACTTTCATGATAGTGGCAAGAGTCCAATAACAATGACTGCTGGTTCTTTTAGTATGAGTTTTCCGGGCAGTGCACAGTTTTTTTCAGTAAACCCCACTGGTGGTATAATTATTGATGCTGGCGATGCTCCTATAACTTTGAAGGGTTCATCTTTAAACAAAGATTTTAAAGATGGTAGTCAAACAGATGCCGTTAAGGGGGGATTCACACAAAAAGTAGGAGGCTTACATTCTTTAGAGGCCGGTTCAATTTCACTCGCAACAAAAGGAAGCACTGGAATAACATCTGGTGGAGCTCTAAATATTCTTGCAACTGGTAATATAACAGAAACTATTGTAAACCTTTCTTTACCACCAGCAGCTGCAGCTAGAGAAACACTTGCTCTTTTAGGTGATATTAATTTCAATTCTGCAACAGGTAGTGTAAATCTTGACTCTGGAAGAATTCCTCTTACTCCGGGCGGTACTGGGCTATTTTCTTCTCTTGCGGTGACACCGAGCGGTATTTCTATGAGCGCACTTGTGGCTTTGTCAACATTGGATATAACTGCATCAGGAATAGAGTTAAAAGCTTTAGGTGGTGTAGCTTCGATTTCTGTAAGTGCTTCTGGAATAGAACTTTCTTATTTAGCGTCATCAATAAAACTTGGCCCCGCAGGTATTACTATGGAAGGGGTTCTCATTAATAGTAAAGCTTCTGGTATTAATACGGTTGAAGGTTCTCTTGTTAAATTGAATTAAGGAAAATATTATGGGTAATCCTGCAGTAGTATTTACAACTTATTCCATAAACTC